GATACCCGGCATCTTTTAGCCGTCTACCTGCCGCAATGGTCAACACACTTGACATGACAGGCCCAGTATTTGCCTACGGAAAATCAAACCAAATTTTTTTCCAAGGCGCACAAATACCTACCGAGGATGTCGTTCAATTCATCGGCGTCAACCAAGGAATCATTTACCAGTCAACACAAACCATCGCAACATCACTTGCCCTAGAAGCCGCACGTCAACGCAACGCATCCTCTGCCTTGCCTGCCGGCGTACTCAAACAAACATCTGGCGAACCTCTATCGGGTCAAGAGCTTTCGGAATTGGCACAGGCCTTTGAGGCCAGTCGTCGTTCAAATCAGATTGCAGCAATCAACCAATTTGTGGATTGGCAACCGACAGACGTGGACGCTTCCAAAATGTTGTTGTCCGAAGCCGCCGAATTTCAATCCAAAGAAATGGCCCGCGTTTGCAACGTGCCTTTCTTTCTCAATGGAAACAGCGTTGGATCGTACTCATACCAAAGCAACCAAGGCGCACGTCAAGATTTGTACGTGTTTGGTGCTCGCTCTTATATGACCACCATCGAGCAAACACTCTCGGGCTGTCTGCCAATGGGTACATACGTCCGCTTTGACATTGACGATTATTTGTCCGAAATGATTGAAACAGCCGAAAAGGAATCCGATATGCCAGACGCTCCAATGAATCCACCACAAACCCCGATGAATGAGGGAAACTAAAACCATGTTCAAGTTAATTTCAACCGATCTCACACTCGACGCATCAAAAGTTGAAGGCGTACCATCGCGCACAGTGTCCGGCGTTGCCGTTCCCTATGGCGTAGTAGCCCAAGTTTCATCAGGCGAAAAAGTGATCTTTGAGGCTGGATCTTTGCCAGTTGACGGCAAAGCCCCAAAGCTTTACCTCAACCACGACAGCGAGCAAGCCGTTGGCCTTGTATCCGAGCGCGTCAACACCCCCGAGGGAATGATGTTTTCGGCTCGAATCAGCAAAACCGTCCTAGGCGAGGAAGCCCTTACCTTGGCACTTGACGGCGTAATTGACTCGGTATCCATTGGCGTAAATCCAACCAAGTTCAAGATGCAAGACGACGGCACAATGCGCGTCCTTGCAGCCGACTGGGTCGAGCTGTCGCTCGTCACTGGTAGGCCAGCATTCTCTGTGGCAGTCATCACCGATGTCGCAGCGTCCGAACCCGATGAGAGTATCCACCAACCAGAAGAAGAAATTGTTATTGTTGAATCAGAAGTCCAAGACAAGGAGCCGGCAATGTCCGAACAAGTAGAAGCAACCATTCCAACCAGCCCAGTAGTTTTTGCAGAAGCAAAAAAAGAATTCCGTATGCCAAGCGCATCGGAATATCTTGCAGCAATGCACCGCGGTGGCGACACATTCGCGAAAGTTAACGCAGCATTCCGTGACGCTGCACGTCGCGATCAGTCAGCAATCGAAGCAGTATCGCAAGACTTGACCACGGACACTCCTGGTCTTTTGCCAGTTCCAGTTTTGGGCCCAGTGTTCCAGAACTACAACTTCTTGCGTCCAGTAGTTAGCGCATTTGGTACTCGTGCAATGCCACAAGGATCGGGCATTTCATTCACTCGTCCATCGATCACCCAGCACACCGCTGCAGGTACTCAGTCAACACAGGGAACCGCTGTCACATCGCAGACAATGACCCTTTCGGCAAATACCGTCAGTCGGAGCACGGTCGCCGGATCGATTCAGATTGCACAACAAACAATGGACTTTACCGATCCAGCCGCAATGAACATCATCTTGAATGACCTCGCAGGTCAGTACCTCAAGCAAACCGATGACATCGCAGTTGATTACCTTGTTGCACAGAAGCAAGCATCAGGTTCAACTTGGACTGTTACCGCAGGCGACCCATCATCATTGATGAGCGCGATCTACGCTTGCGCAGTAAACATTTCAACCAACACAAACTTGTTCCCAACGCACATGGTCGTAAGCCCAGACGTGTGGAGCAAACTTGGCGCACAGCTCGACTCAAGCAAGCGTCCATTGTTCCCAGCAATCGGTGCACCTGGCCTCATCGGTCAGAACACTCTTGGCGCAGGAAACGCAACATCATGGTCAGGAATGAACCCACTCGGACTTGAGTTGGTAGTTGACGGAAACGCAGCATCGGGAACCTTGCTCATCGTTCACGCTCCAGCAATAGAATTCTACGAAGCACAGCAAGGTATGCGCTCCGTTGAAGTTCCAGATCTGTTGGCTCGCACATTCAGCTACTACGGCTATTTTGCAACGTTTGCACAGGACGGCCCAACAGTCGCAGCTGGTTCACAGTTCATCCAGTCCATCACCGTCGCTTAGTCGAAAGGCGGCCTAACCGCCATGGCTACATACAACGTCAGCTCTAAACAGCTAACGGACAACTATGCGGTACTGCAAACGCTCGAGCCTGCACCATTTGAGGTAGGTCAGTCCATAACTGTGGCGAGCGTTGCAGCACCGTTTAGTGGAACATTCCAAATCATTGCGTTGCCGGAATACCAGTTCATCGGTGTCAACTCAACAACAGGTTTCCTTGAGTTCAACGAACTTCAGCCATATCCCAACCAAGTGCTTTATGCCGCGACTGGAACAAACGTCGAGCGCGTCCAATCATTTGTGGGCACAATTACTTATACCCAGACGTGCACATGGATCACCGCATCAGACATTCAGACATGGCTCGGGATCTCGGTGGCAACATCAGCCGATCAAGCATTTACGACACAATGCGCGGCAGCTGCAAACCAGTTCATCTATACGCGCCGTCAAGAGTCCGGATGGTTTGACAGCCTTACGACCGCACCTAGCGACGCAGTAAAACTGGGCACAATCCAATACGGCGGAATGCTTTACCGTCAACGCGGTGCCATAGACGTGTTTGCCTCATTCAATGAAATGGGTACCGCCCCGGTCACTGGACTGTCACCGATCATCAAGCAACTATGTGGCCTTGACCGTCCGCAAGCTGTATGACCGTCGCTGCATATACCGACCTTTTTAATGAGGCCATAGACGACCTTTCAACGACCCTCAACGCTGTCACGGGCCTCGCTGTGGTCACAGACCCTAGAAATATCCTGCCAGGCACTAATGCCGCTTTGCTCGGCGCTCCGTCGTTTACAGCATGGAATGCGAACATTGCCAAAATGGTGTTCCCCGTTCAACTGATTTCGCTTGGGCCATCAAACCTTGACGCGCTCCGCTCGCTACTCTCCACCGCAGCTCTACTACTCGGGGCTAATGTTGCAGTAACAGAAGGGCACCCGATCTCATTAGAGATTGGTGGCGCAATGTATCCGGCATACGAACTATCCATCTCACTACAGGCGCAAACATCATGACGAAATACATCATCCAGTCAGACAAGATCGGCACAATCGGCGATGAGTTCACCCCGGTTGACGGAATCAATGTGGACGCATTGCTTGAAGGCGGTTTCATATCCACCGCAGGCGAGACCAAATCGCATAAAGTCAAATCAGAACCTAAGGAGTAACCCACATGGCAACCAGCACCTACCTCTCTAATCCCGTCGTAACGATCAACTCAGTTGACCTATCTGACCAATGCACCGCAGCCAGTCTTACGAAAACGGTTGAGGCGCTTGAGTCCACTTCATTCGGCGGCACAGCTCGCGTTTACGTCGGCGGCCTCCAAGCAAACGAAGTCACCCTCACGTTTTACAACTCGTTTGCAACAACCGAAACTTACGCAACTTTGTCTGGTCTAGTTGGCACTTCAACTAACCTCACCGTGAAGCCAACATCGGCTGCAACATCAGCAACTAACCCAATTTTTACAATCACGGGTTGCTACCTTGAATCGTTGCCAATCGTAAACGCATCACTAGGCGAGCTGGACACGATTGATATTACTTTCCAAGGTGGATTGTACTCCGTAGCAATAGTCTGATTTAAGGCCAACCTCGGCCCGACACGAAAGGCAGTAAATGAAACTCAAACTCGCCATCGACTTAAACGATGGTCGCGGTGTACGCGAAATGAATACCAACCTGTTCGTTATCGCTGAATGGGAACGTACCGAAAACCGCAAAGTCACAGACGGCAAAGGTATCGGCGTTGGCGACATGGCTTGCTGGGCGTGGATGCTTTGCAAACTTGCAGGCGACCCTGTGCCGGCAACCTGGCAACAATGGCTCGAACAACATCCTGATTGCGAAATTGAGATGAAGGACACAACTAACCCAAACCCTACGGAAGGGGCACCTACCGATACCAACTAGCCCAGCTGTTGGTTTCCACCGGTTGGTGGCCCCATGAAATACCGTTTGACACCCGCGATCTACAAACCGTCATTAGTGTGTTAAATAAGCAAAACAAAGGCAAATAACATGACGGCGACAGCGGGCATAGAAGTATTTGGCGTCAAAGAAGCCATCAAGGAACTTCGCAATATTGACCCGCAATTTCGCAAAGATCTAAACCGTGACGCTAAACAAGTTGCCGCGCCTGCCGTGGACGATGCAAAGAGTCGTTATCCGATGCAGTTTCTATCCGGCATGAAATTTAAGTGGGCACCTAAAGGCGTTGTCAAGTTTCCTTATGAGCAAGCCAAAGCTGTGCGCGGTGTAAAGGTAAAAGTTGACACCAGCAAAAAGAATCAGGGAACGATTGTCATTACCCAAACCGATCCAGCTGCCGCGATCATTGACATGGCTGGTAAGGCTGGAGGTAAGGGCGCTCGAGGGTCAAACTTTGTTTCCCAGATGACACGTTTCGGCCCACCGTCGCGCATCATGTGGCCCGCCTATCTAGCGCATTCGGCAGACATTGAGCAGAACATAACCAAGGTAATTGAAACCGTCATGGATCAAGTGAACAAGAATATGATTACCGCATGAGCATTCGCATCCCCATCATTTCAGAATTTGACTCGGCTGGAATAGACAAGGCCGTTAAGCAATTTGATGCTCTTAAAACCAATGGCGAAAAAGCCCAGTTTGCTATTAAGAAAGCAGCGATTCCTGCCGCGCTTGCTGTTGCTGGACTGGGTGCCGCACTAGTTGACTGCACAAAAGGGGCAATGGAGGATCAGGCCGCACAAGCGGAACTAGCCCGAACCCTCACGATCTCGACATCGGCTACAGATGCACAAGTCAAAGCGACAGAAGATTTTGTAAGCAAGATGGCTTTAGCGTCTGGTACGGCGGACGATGAGCTTCGTCCGGCTCTGGCCTCATTAGCGCGTGGAACAAAAGACCTTGCACAAGCACAAGAAGCTTTGGGTCTTGCCCAAGACATTGCCACCGCAACAGGCAAACCTTTGGGTGACGTAGCAGACGCGCTTGCCAAGGCTTACCAAGGAAACTACAAAGCGCTACAAAGTCTTTCGCCAGAAATGAAAAAGATGGTGAAGGACGGCGCGGATCTGAACACGATCATGGACGTGCTTGGTGGAACATTCGGCGGAGCAACCGCGACCGCTGCCGGCACAGCCGAAGGTCAGATGAAACGTTTCGGAATTGCGATTTCGGAAGCTAAAGAAAACATCGGCGCAGCTCTCATTCCGGCACTCGAAAAGATGATGCCAATCCTGTTGGCATTTGGTAAATGGGCACAAGAACACACGACCGCATTTCTCGTTATCGGTGGAGTCATCGGAGGGATCGCAATAGCGGTCTTGGCTGTCAACGCCGCCCTAAAGGTTTACAACGCAATACAGGCCATTACAAACGGTCTGACGGCAGTCTGGAACGCACTCCTACTAGCCAACCCAGTGACACTTATCATCCTTGGCATCATTGCCCTCGTCGCGGTAATGGCAATCCTGTACACCAAATTTGAGTCCGTCCGCAACATCGTGGACACCGTGTTCAGTTTCATCAAAACCGCTGTCACTACCAGCATTGGCTTCATCACCTCATACGTTGAAACAGTGCTAGGCGTTTACAAAACCATCTTTAACACCATTGCAAAACTATGGAACAACACCATCGGCAAACTCCATTTCAGCATTCCGTCGTGGGTGCCAGGTATCGGTGGTGCAGGGTTTGACGTGCCAGACATTCCAATGCTTGCCAACGGTGGAATTGTCAACAGTCCAACGCTTGCCATGATCGGCGAAAACGGTCCCGAGGCCGTTGTGCCTCTTAACCGTGGCGGGGCAATGGGCGGAGTGACCGTCAATGTCAACGGCGGTTTCTCAACTTCCGCAGAGATTGGTCAGGCTGTTGTTAACGCGCTTCGAGCATTTAACCGTCAGCAAGGTGCAGCGTCGTTTGCTGTTACTGGGTATGCCTGATGCCCGGCACAGCTGTCGTTGCGTCCGGTAACTACATCCTCGAAGTAGATACTGGTTATGACTGGGGATCGTTCACACTTGACGACACCACCAAAGGCGTCCTAAACAACACCACC